TTCTAGTAACTCTGATAAAGTAGTTGGGCGGACACTCATCCAATCTTCTAAAGTTTTTATTTTATCATCTTTATCATCCCAATCAATTACAAAATAAAAAAAGTTACTTACAATTGTGAATGAAGTATTAGGATTTACTAAATCAAAGGTAAGACCTATTGTAGTTGGAGCTGAAGTTTGTTGTCTAATAAGTAATTGTTCATCTCCATCATAATAACTTTGTAAATCATAAGGTTGTAAATTTCCATCAGGAGATAACACAGAAATAGTGGTTGTTGGAAAAAAATCAGGATAGCTATAGGTTTGTTGACTAGGACCGGGTGGTTCACTAATCGCGTTGCCACCTAATTGTCTATTAGGTGATATATTTAATATATTAATTGGATTTTTAAAATTTTTATCAAAAAACATAGGTGGTTCTACAGATGCAAAATATTGTTCATATAATTTTTCATCATCACCATCTGCATCATCAGGTTCACCTTCCCAATCATTTTTTTGACTTCCTAATGTATTTATTGATACATGAAAGTCACCTTGAAAAACTTTCCATTTTGGTTTTTCATCTCCAGCACCACCACCATCACCTTCCACGACATTAACTCTTGAAATTAAATTAGTATCATCAAAGTAAGTAATTTTTGGTATTGGATTACCATTATTATCATAATCAAATAAATCTAAATTATTTATTTTATATACTTGATATATCCTTTTTCTTACATCTGTTCCATGACCTTCAGTTTCATCACCTCTAAGCCTAATTACAAAATAAATTGGATTATATATATTTTCGTCAATTATCGTTGTGTATATGGATGTATCTCTTAATGGAAAACTACCTTTTGGATTATAGTCTGTGTGATTATTTGCAAAATCTTCAATTTCTATAGAGTTAGCATTTAAATCTTGAATTATATTTTGACCATCTAATCCTGCTGCTTGCCCCCAATCATTACCACCATCTAATTGATTAATATCATCTCTGTAAAATCTTGTAGAACTTTTAAGTGCATCCCTTATAGTAGAATATCCAGCTGAATCAAAACTGGTATCAGGATAATCCTCTTGTGAAAACAACCATGCTTCACATCTATTGTTACCAGACTTTTTAGAAGCATTTTCGCTAATGTACAATTTCTCAATACGAATATAACTTGTGCCTTCTTCAGATTTTAGATTTCTTTCAATTATAGCTGCATTTAAATCACTACCCACAGCTTTTGTATACAAGTCTTTGCTTTGAAACTTATCATTGTTTTTTGGTAAACTGATAGAATTTTGATAAGCAAAGTTAGTTTCATCATCACTAAAATTATACTGACTTGAATCACCATATTTAGGTTGGTTATCTATTATTTTTTTAATAGCCATTAAAATGCCCCATTGTTAGTTGAAGTTTTCATTAAATCTGTATTTTTTCTTTTCTTTGGCTTAAAACTTTTATTGTCAAAGTTAGGTTTATAATCAGAAAAACTAAACCCTAAGTTTTGGTTTCCACTATTATCATTAAATACATTACCCTCAATTTTTTGACTTGTAACATTAATTAATAAGTTTTCATTTGATTCATCTTCTTCAGTTATTTTTCCCTCTAATGGAAATGGTATTTTATTATTTGTTAAATTACCTTCAATAAATTTTCCATCTAAACCATAGTTTGGTAAAACAGGATAATAATAATCAGGTTCACCATCATCATCTAAATCCAACCACTCTTGTTCCACAAATATATCAATTGGTTTCGTACCCTCCCAACCTGGATTTGTATTAATACCTTCTCTATTATAAATAGAGTAATCTTCAGGAATGATGTTTTTCCAATATCTTGGATTATCAGGTATGTTTGAATCATATCTTAAACAATCTCCAAAATCTATATCTTGAGTTGTGTATGGGCTCATTGTATCACCTTCTTCAAGTTGAGCTCCAACAACATAATATATATCATCTGTAATATATGGCCTCCCCACCTCATATGGTATAATTCTAAACGATAAATAGTCACCATATTCATCAGGATTTAATGGTGTGAATGTTCCTGACATTCTATACCATTGATTATTTTCATCTACTGGAGCAGTATCTAATACGGTATAAGTCATCCCTTTTGGAGTTTCCCCCTTACTAGCCATATCTCCATAGTTGTTATAATAACAACCTGCATAATACGCCCATTGAAGAGATGCACCATATGAGATTTGGTCGTCATTTACTCTTTCCTCCCCATCAAACATGCATAAACCTTCTTCAAATTTTTCCTCAGTGCAACAAAAATTACTTTCTAAAAAATTTTCGTGAGCTGCCCAATCATTATCAGCGGGAGTTTGAATAACACCAAGTTGTATTTGATTGCCACCACCTTGTGATTCAAAACCATCGGGTATGTATATATGAGTAGAGAATGTATATGTTTTTCCAGCTTTTAAATAAGGTGTTGGAACTCTAAGATTTGAATTACCAGCATCAACATATTGAATATCATCTTCATTGTTAACTCTAAATCTATAACCAACTCTCATATGATTGTTATCAGTTTCACTATTAAAATCATCATATATCAGTGTCACAGTTGCAGGATTTTCAGTACCTTCAGGAAGAGTTATTCCCACATCTGATGGTAAAACATCTATCTCAGCCAAACCATGATGACGATAATTAGCACCATTGTGAGGATTAGTTAATTTTATAGTGTTCACTTCACTAAATTCATTACATTCAAAACCTAACAATTCAACAATATCCATCGCTTTATTATAAAATTTTATATTCGTAAGATCCGTATCACCAATTGATTTTCCCAATTCACTTGGATATGATTTTATTCCATTGTAAATAATTCCTACAGGATTGGATGATAAAGAAACTGAAATATTATCAAGGGTAACATCTATGTTCTTACCTCCTCTTTTTATTATAAAGTTTTCGTTATCAGCTGTAAAAATTATTGAATTTCTTGTTGTAGCTGCCTGACCTGGATAAGTATTGGGCATATCTACATCTCCACTTGATAATTCAAGATGTAAATTATTATTTCCAGTATGAGTAGAAAAATTATCTATTACATCATATGTAAATATATATTCTTCACCAATTGTTAACATTCGTTGTCTCGCATATGCAAGATCACCATTATCATTTGAAACTATTCGTATCCCACCATTATTGAATGTCACATCACCACCTGTATCCCAATCAGTTAAATCTCCAGTAGAAAAATCACCATTTGTTATAAGTTCAACACCATCAGTTCCTCTAGGTATTTTATATTCATTTAATAAGTTTAAATCTTCTTGAAAAGATGAATCAAGTGTGTTTAATGCTATCTCTGTTTTTAGTTTATCACCTCTATATTTAAAGAAAATATCTGTTTTTATATCATCACTTATAAATCCAAGTTGTCTTTCTATAGCTTTATAATAAATACTTTGTTCCGAGTAACCACCTACAATTGGTAATGTGTTTTTATATGGTATGAATGAAAAACCATCTCCACCAAAGTATTGAAAATCTTCATCTGCACCTGAATTAACATTTATTCTTAATCTAAATTTTTTATTTTTTGCAATACCAACTTCTTCTGCAGATGTATTTACTTTCATTCTTAACATCGTTCCTGTAATTTCAAATACACCACTTGATTCAAATGTATGATATAACGCTGTGTTTTCATCTATTAGTTCAGGTTTAGATGTAAATTCTTTTGGTGAACCATCTCCCCAATCTACATCATAGATATAAAACTTACCTTTTTTAAAATCTTGATAAATTGGAGTTCTTTTTACATTAAAAATTTCATCACTTGAATGTTGTGGATAAAAATAAAATTGAGCTTCCAATGGTGCTTGTGTATCTTTATATTCTTCAGGTTGTAAATCCCTATCATAATATTTTGTTAAATCACCTTTACCATATACACCAATGGATATTTTTTTTCTAACATCAACATCAGGTATGAAATCATATGATTCACGAACTTCAAAATCATCTAATAAAACTCTTCCATAAAATTCACCAGCTGCTTGAACAATTAACCACATTGGTCTAAAAGTTCCAGTATTATAACGGAAAACTTCACCTAATGTGAATTTATAAGAAAATGTTTCCCATTTATTTGGTTTAGTGTTTTGAAATCTACCCATTGAGCCAAAGTTAGAGTATTTTCTATCAAGTGTATTTGGTGAATTTAAATCATCATTATATCTTGTGGAATTAAAATCACCATGTGGCCAATATCCATGTTGATATGCATATGGTAAATCTCTAGCCCCCTCAACTCTATTCCTTGTTCTTAATGGATTCATTGTAGCACTATCTCCATCTACAATTGCAATTTCAACCTGTGGTGGATTATTCTCATCATACATTACACCTTGTAATCCAGGATTTTCATCAGAATATAAATCTAAAGATTTCATTTTGAATTTAACTTCCATTATGGTAAATGGGGTTATTTCACTAATTTCATCTTGCGCATATGGATTATAAATTTTAATAACTTGATTTAAACCTCTGTATTGATTTTGGGTTATACCACCACCAGCACCAACATTCATATTTGTATGATTATCCCATTCAAAATCCTTATTAAGTACATCATCACCACCACTATCATTCCAATCAAAATCACCTTCTTTAAAATTAGTTCCTAAAAATTCTAAACATCTTCCAAATGAATAACATTGAACTTCTTGTTCCCAATCAAATGAAAAGTCTTTATCAATAATCCATTTTGCAACATTTGGAAACCAAGTATCTTTATAAGGAAGTGAATTATTTGAATCACTTGGTCGATTACCTACAGCCGTGCATTTACGAGGAGAAATGTATGAAGCGTGATTTGAAGCGGCTGGAATTTGTCCATCATTTAATTCATCTTCTTGATAGCCTAAACTATCAATTTGATTTTGCATAAAAAATTTATTACATTCATTAAATTGGTCTGATGTTTGTATTGAAGCAGTTTCGAGATTGTGTTGTAATCTTAAAAGTGATTGTTCGGCATGTCCAGATCCAAGTTGATAATCAAAGAAATAAGCATGATACCCAGCGTAACCAATCACACCTTGAGAGTCTTGAGTTCCATCACTACTCTGTTGTTCAAATGATGATATAAATTCAGAACCATTAGTTATATTTTCTTGAGCATCACCCCAAAAATCATCATCCGCATAATCATCCCCACCTTGATACAAATTCTCATTTCTTTTTTTATCTGCAATTCGTAAAGCATCATAAGTACAATATCCCCAACCATTTTCAGGTATGAAAAATCGTTCCCTTGCACCCTCATCACCCTCATTTCCATAATTATTTTGCCAAATACTTTTTACAAATCTACCTTGAGGGTTCGGAACTAAATTTGGTTTATTATATTGTTTAAATGGTTCGTTAAGTGTGTCTTGAAAATCATCTTCCAATATATTATCATCATCACTAAATACAAACATACCTAATGAAATTCTACCATCAGAGTCATGATCAATAAAACTTTGTTGTGTACTACCAGTTTCATTAAAATTAGTTAGATTAATATCCATCCCACTAAATGGGTCGAATGGTTTATAAATTGTTTGTTCAATAATACCTTCATAACCTTCCCCTAAACCAAAATTTTCTGATATTTCTTCATCTTCTGAGTAGTTGTCCGTAAGTATATCGTTAATTGGGTCATCTTCATCAATAACAATTTCATCTGAATAATAACATGAACCATCATCCACATTAGCATTAGAATCATAATTATCAGCTAAAGGGTCTGTACAACCTAAGTATTCACATGAACCATTATCCACATTAGCATCAGGATTATAATTCTCAGCTTCGGGATCCATACAACCAAAAACCACAGGATCTGGTTCTGGTTCTACTTCTTGAAATTCTTCAATATCTCTATACTCTACCTGTGGACCAAGTAATTTGAATCTTAATTTTGGAATAAAAAAGGTATTAATATCAAGTCCTTCTTCATCATCAATTATCAAATCAAAACTATATGAAGTTGATACAATGTTAGCAAAATGAGAAAGAGGAAAATAATTAGGTAAATTAGTGTTACCATGTATGGATGGGAATGGTTGTCTCTCCATAATATGATTTTGAAGCATATCAGGATGAATTTCATTAAATTTATATCCACCATTATTATAATAATTGTCTAATACACTTAGAGCAGAATCTAAATCACCTCTATGTGCATGAGAATAAGCTGCAAGAAAAGCTTGTATATCAGGCCTCAAAGCATAATTTGGATTTACCCATTGATTTGCATCTTCAGCTGTAATTTCCATACGAGGTTGAGATAAATCAAATTCTTCCATATATGTTGGAAATGGTAAAATAGCTAATCTATCACCATTAGTGTCACCAAAGACATTACTAGGTGTAAAAGTTAACCTTCTTGGAACATCATGAGGACCAGTACCTAAAAGGGTTTTCTCACTCTCTACAATGTAAAATGGTTCTACTGCAAGATTTAATATTGAAAGGTTATTTTGAATTGGAAATTGTTGTAATAATGCTCCCATTGTTTCAATGGTATCTAAAGCACTCTCTTCACCCCTAGCACCTATATGATGGAATCGTAATATTTTAGTGTTTAACTCGCCTAAATTGTTGTCAAGAATACTTATTTGGTCTGCAAAAAATATTTCAGATTGATAGTTTTGAATCTCAATTAAATCAATTGGCTCATCTGCTTCAAATTCATCACTAAACGGAGTATCATCATCACCATGTTGATGTTCGTGGTGGTGATGACCATCTGAGTTGTGTTCATCATCATCAGGTCTTGGTGGCATTGGTACTGGTGTTAGGTCTTCAGTACCAAATGGATTATCCTCAGGATCAGTTAAACCTGGACCACCTTCAGTGCTTGTGCTAAATCTCTCTCCATGATTTCCAACTGTTATGGATGCCCCATTTAGTTTTTTTATTTTTTCACTCGCCACTATGAATGCCCCCTAAACTTTAAAACCACGAGCTCTAAGTAAATCACTTCTTGAAATTATCTCTATTTTACACTTATTACCATAACCCGAATTACTTGCAAAAAGTCCATTATCTGGATTAATTTGATTTAACCAAAAGTCTTTGTTACTTTTATATGTATCATAAACAACAGGCTCAATAGTAGTAGTATTTGGTTCAATAATGTTTGGATTATATGAAGCACATATGAAATACCATTCATTAAAATCTTCAGGTATGAATGTACTACCTATTAATCTAAGGTCTCTGGAACCTTCTATACCATCTCTATAATCAAATGTAGGATACGACCAAGACAATTTTCTCATACCACTAATACCAGTGTGTGAGTCTCTAATGCCAGAGTCGGCTGTACCTTCTTCACGAACTTGTAGTCTTACAAATCTTGCTACGCTTGAATTACCAAAGGTATCTTGTTTTGGTAGTCTTAAATCAGAACTTGCTGCAGCAAAACTTCCCCAAGTATAAAGTGTATCACCTTCAACTGGTTCATCACCTTCAGTACTTGAGTCACCATCATAATATGTTCTATCGTCTTGATTCAATACAAAAGTTTCTAATTTAAATCCAAATGGATTTTCTGCTCTTGTTGGATTTCCAAAGTTAAATAATGTTCCCTCCGATACCTTGTCTAAAAATCTTACCCACATTGTTATGGTGAAACCCGTCTCTAAAAAAGTTGGATTATTTGGATTTAATCCTTCAAGAAATTCTTGATTAGTATTACGAATAATGATACCTTGATTTGGATTTCTAAATTTTAAATAACCACTTGATTGATTTTTATACTCGGGTATATCCTCTAATTCAATTGGGTCTTCTAATATATCGGTTAAGTATGGAAGTATTGTATTATAAATATCTTCAATGGTTCTATTTAGATTTGTATCATTTGGTGGGTAAGCTCCACCTTTTATTCTATGTATAAATGCCTGTTCTTCATCAATGTTTCCATCTATGTTATCTTGAGCATATGAAATACTATTGTCTTGTTGATATTGAAGTGAACCTTCCCAAGTACCATCAACAACTCTATCAACTCTACCATCATTGTCCAAATCAAATTCAGGTGTTGTTGGTGGAAGTAATGTATTTAATTCTTGAAAAAATCTAATGATTCTTGCTTGTCGTGAGTCACCACTTGGAAGTAATTCAAAAATAGTTGTATCTAAAAATTCTTCTGAGCGTTCAACATTAATTATTGTTTGTTGTCGTTCTAATGGAATGAATTGACTTACATTCAATGGATTACCTTCAGCTATAACTAAATCAGTAATCGGTAAACCATTGTATGGTTCACCACCACCATTAATACTTATTGTTACACCAAAATCACCACCCTCAGCAATAACTATTGGTTCATCTTGGTCTAATGAGCCAAAATCAAGATTGATAGCTATTTCAATTAAGTTTTGTTCAACATTTTCATTATTTAAAGTAGTGTTGTTTAAATCTTCTTGATTAGCTTTTATATCTTTTTGAAAAAGTGCTAGAACACCTGAACCTTGTCCTACCTGTAATTGTCCATTACGAATAAATTTTTGATTATTCTCAACAGTAGTTGTATCAACAAATTCACTTTGTATTAAAGCATCAGCAATTAAATCTAATAATAATTCATATTTTGCAAGTTCATCACTAGTTAATTCAATTAATAAATTCTCTCCTTCTTGATTATATTCAGCCATAACTATTTCCTTTTCACTACAAATTCAAAATCATCATCAAATACTTGTTCTTGTCCATCATCATATTTTAATTTCAACAAAATTTTATAAACTCTATCAGGATAAAATCCATCTAAGTATTGAATAAAATAATTTGAATTACTATCACAACTAAGTTTTGTGTAACTTGTTCCTGTTGAATCTTCAAATGGAACAATAAACTCATCAGTTGCCACATCTTTAATTGCATATGAACCACTACCATTTGGTATAAAGGAACCAGTCACGGTTTGCACTGAGTTGGTAAAAGTTTTTTGAATGTATCTTTTCCTAGCACCAACTCTAAACTTAACTCTTTCACCTACTTTATATTCTTCTCTTAAACCTTTCATATATAAAAAGTTATCTACACTACCAGTAATATTTAATGATGTTAAATTTCCAGTTGAATGTGATGAATCATCCCAACGAACTTCAAGCTTCGGAGCATATATTGTGTGTGTATTTCTTGAAAAGAATTTTTGATGACCAAAAGTTGTAGAATCTGTTTCTTGACTACCAGTAAAACGAACTAACATACCAGAGTTAACTTTTTGTCCTGTGAACCACATACGAAACATATTAGTCACATCAACATCGACATCAGGAGACTGATTTGAAAAAGTTTGTATTGAAGAACTTTGATGTAGAAATGTAACACCAGGAGTAGTCCAGGTAACTGCAGTCCCACCAATTGGATTACTACGATTTTCCCAACTACATCCATTTGTATTTTTAGGATTATCACCAAACTTACCCGTACCCTCCGTCCAAGTTTGAGCTATTGGTTTTACATCCAATGTATAATCTTCAGTCATCTCAGCATTACCTTCAGCCTCATATAATCTTAAAAAATATTTTGAACCTGTTCCAGATGCTACTGGTGCTGAAGGTTGGGGTATTGTTCCATCCATGATTGATTTAGAAAGTTCTGCAAATTCAGTTCCACTAAATTGTATTAATGCTCTTGTTGGATAATTAAATGAACTATTGAAAAATTCTTTTTTGACTTCAAGTATTTGGTCTCTTCCAAAGTTTTGGTCTTTAAAAGATTCTCCTGTTATAGTTGATGAACCACTTGAAATCCAAGTGTCTTGATTTGGAAAAATAAAATGATGCATTATCTAACTCTCCCTTGTATGTTTTGATTTGGATTCTTTAATTCAAAAACCGTTGGTGTTGAAGTCAGTGGTGGTAATATAATTGTCCCATCAGTTGATAGAGCGTTTTGGAAATGATACTTATACCCATATCCAATAGTTCCACTATTCGCAACTATAAAGCCTGAATCAGTTACATCATCATCATCTAAATCAATACCAGTATCTTCAGTATGAGAATAAGAATAAGTTGGATTTGGTAAATTAGCATCGGCTGAATCACTATTATAATCAATCTCTTGTGTAATAGTTACATGCCCAATAGAACGAACACCCTCAACTCCCATTAATTCAAATTCTAAATTAGATTTATATATTGGTTGATTGAATTGCATTTTTTCCACTCTGAAATAATCTTTTACTCGTTGAATACAATCTAATTTTACTTGCTGTTTGTTTGCATATTTTTCAGCTATAACATCAAATATCACACCAAAGTTTACAATGTATCCATCATTAATTGTTACAGTATCTGTTAATAATTTAAAGTTGTTTAAATACATTTTTATGTTTGATGTTAAAGTTGATGGTAAATTATCGGTAGTTCCTGTTGTCAATATATGTGGATTACCAACTAATTGTTTTCTATTGTTGTATCCCAATAAATAAATGTTTATTGTACCTAATTCTAATTCTCTAGCTAAATTGCTTATGTCTGGTTCACTTAACTGTATAGCGTTAATCGTATTAGAAATATTCTGAAGAAAATTATTTACTATGTCGTTAATCTGTGTCCCATTATCTTGTAAAACATGATTCTGAAAGTTGTCACTGATAAGGTAACCTTGTATACTATTAATAGCACTTTCTATGTTGGTATTTATGGTTCTAACATTACCAATATAGGTTTCTACGGCAGTTAAATTAGAATCACCAGCAATTTCAGGAGCTTCTCGTGTCACATATGCTTTTGCTATGTTTCCAAACTTTGCTGGTATGTTTAATACCCTAGCTTCATAATCTTCTTTTGTCACACATCTGTTTTGTGTTGAGAAAAATGCTTTGGCTCTTTCCTTTATTTCAATTGTATCCTCTTCATCTTTACCACCACGAGCCGCAGCGTTATTTGTGACAGTATTAAGTCTAGCACCACCATCTGCTGCAGGTAGGATTGATGATAAGGCAGTAATACCATTTGATAAATCACCACTCGGAACATTCGAACCGATTCCACCACCAATACGATAAGTAATTGTTAAAGTTGTATTGTTTGGTGTTTCACCAAGTGTTGAGTACTCATCACCTAATAATGGATTAATAGATTCATTTAAATCATTTGTTTGTCCTGGAATAACAATACCAACTTGTTCCATATCAATATATCCCTGGTCAATAGTACCATCAGTTCCATTTTTCAACACACCATTACCAAATACTAATGATGTTGTATTATCTTGATTGGTTTCACGAGTAAATCTTTTTGGTGATGTTATATAAGTTAAAGAAAATGGAACAGCCGTGTCTGAGCGTAATGCTTGCTCATCAGTATATGCATCAGGCCTTAAATCATCCGTATAATGAGTTTCAATAGGAACTTTGTCTTGTGCAAGAAAGTCCACTTCATACCAATTGTTGTTATTTGAATCCACACAAGAAATAATATCAATTACATTTGTATCTGGTATGGTTAGTGTTTTAAATTTTTGAGGTATACCAACTTGAAATGAAATTGTTTTTTCAGTAGCACTTACTGCTCTCACAGTTCTTGATAATGTATAAGTTGAAGCTAAGCCACTAGCAGCTGTTGTACCAATCGTATCAGTATCACCATCTTGTTCAATTTTAAAATCAATTGGTTCTAATGTTGTGAAAATAATGTTAGAATCTACAGATGATTGTACTTGAATACCCGCATCAAATACACTCGCATTAGAATAATCTACTTTAGATACATCAGCACTTGAAGCATTTACATTTGAAGTAAATGTTAAATCAACATAAGCTGGTACTATTGGTTTTACTTTATAACCAAACATCTTAGCCATCGTGATTATGTTTCTTCTTTCTTCAGCTAATGGTAATAATAATTCTTGATATTGTTGGTCGATATAAAAAGATAAAACATCACCAACATATGCATTCATTTCCAATAACATCATTCCAGGTGATGTTTCATTGAAATCACGATAGGTATCTGGAAAATAAGATTTAGCATAATTCATCAAAGATGTTTTCAATGATGCAAAATCTTTATTTAAATAGTTTACATTTGATTCTTTAAAATTGTTTTTACCATATGTTGGCATTATCTATCTCCAATTAATATCCACCACCAGTTGTAGTTGATTCAGTTTCTGTTATATCACTACTAAAATCTAAAGTGATAGAATCCAAAGTGTTTGGGTCCTGTTTAATGTTAAATAATATTTTTACTCTAATTTCATTTGCTCCAATATCAGTAGTGTTATTTCTACTTAAAACTTGTATATCTCTTACCTCAACAAAAGGTAACCAAAATTCAAATTTATCCAATATAGCGTCTTGAATTGATATTATGTTATCTTCTGTTATGTGTTCAAATAATAATGATTTTAAATTTAAACCTAAGTTTGGTTGGAAGAATCTTTCTCCCGTATTAGTTTGTAATAAATTTCTTATGTTATTTTTTACAGCTTCAATGGTTGTTGAAGTGGTTGCAAAAAATCCATCCAAACCATCATCTCGCCTAATTGGTAAATCAATACCAATTTTCACATTAGTATCATTATCTTCAATGTATGGTTTTCTTGATGTATCTCTAATAGCCATTATAATAAATCCTCAATATCATCAGTTGATAAATGTACAGTCGTATGTTCAGATTGTCCTTCTTCATCTTCCACATCAAATTCTTCAATTGAATCAGGATCTTCTCCAATATAAACATAACCAATTGACTCCAGTCCACCCTCATCTCTATTCAAGTCAAAGCCTGCCATTTTAGCACCACCCTCTAAGATAGGTGTTATTGCTTTTTCTATTTGAGTTTCTAATTTGTCTATTAAAGAATCAATTCCTGGAATCGGAGATCCTATTGTCCTTAGTACTTTTAATATAGGAACTTTGTCAGCTAATAATGTACTTAACTCAATATTTACATTTTGTTCTGGTATTTTAAGTCTTTCAACTATTACAGGTGCTTTTAATTTTGTTATTGTTAAGTCAGCTTCACTTAATGTTTCAAGAATAGCTTTAGCAATTTTATCAGCCTCTAAATAAATATAAGAATTAGGGCCTGTATCTACTTCAATAGATTCTTGTGCTGATTCTTGTAAAGCATCTACCTTAGCATCAATTAATTTTTGTCTTAATCCCATTGTTATCTTCCGTGTTTTATTTTAGATTTTTCTATTGACTTTTCTAATACTTCACTATAATCTTTATTTAAAAATTGACTCATAGGGTCACTAGATGGAACTGGTTGTGTTCCATTCATCATATCACCATAGTTTTTTCCAATGACTTCATTCATTCTATCTGAAGTATATTGTCCGTCACCCATTGTTTTCCAACCATCATCTTGAGCAGTTTCATTCAATACATCATTCAATACTGAATTGTTTGTATATGATTTTTTCTCAACAATTTTCTTTTGCGGTTTTGGTTGAGATTCAATTGGTTGTTTCAATTCAGTTATTACTTCCTTGATAGCCATCGCAACTTCTTCTCTAACTATTTGTCTGATTATAGTTTTTATATTTGGTTTTTTCTTTTTCATAATTACCCTTGTTCTATTTTGTGTTTTGTACTTATTATATTTTGTATCTTAGTTTCTAAATTAGTAATCACTGTGGCTATTGGGTCACCCGGTACCACAGAACCCGGAATCGCACCAACAGTAAGTGGTGTTTGAATACCTAAACTTGTAGTGGTTTGTAATCTACCAAGTAAGTTTACAATTTCAACTAAAACATCTTGTAATTGATTTCCCAATACCATATTTTCCATTGTAGCCTTATTTGGATTACCAATGTTAACATTATTTGATAAAAGATTCAAAGTATCAAATGAACCAATTGATATATGTCTCCCAGCACCAATATGTATATCTTTTATTGATGATACAAAAATATCATCAAGTTTGGAATTTAAAGTTATTTTATCAGAATGTAATAACATTTGATTTCCATTATAATCATAGATAGCTTCTGAATCTTCAACACCATTTAAGTCTTGATAAATATCACCGATTCGATAAGTGTTGTCTTCAACAGTATCCGATGATAACTTAAATATTGTATTTTCAGTATTACCTAAATGACGAGTAATTGTTCCATTTGATGTCATACTGAAAATACTACCATCTAAAATAGATTCAGCAACACTATTAGGATTTCTCTTGTTAGAAATAAATATATAAGGATTATTACTACGACTCCCTAGCCTTAGGCTATTACCATGTCTCCCCTCAAATACACTGTCACCTGTCGTTTCAAAAACAACATTACCATAGTCTAAGTCATCTTTTCTTTTTTTAGTTAATCGTGAATATAAAAGTTCTTTATTAAAATTTTGTGATTCACCTCTCTTAGCACTTTCACTAAGTTCAATTGTATTATTCGAGTCTTCAATTTTTAATTCTTCAACATAAGATGGGTCATTATTCCAAGTTGGATTATTACTAATTGTATTTATTGGACCTAAATAATAATTAATTTTACCAATAGTACATAGTAAAACTGGATCTCCTTTTGATGGAATATCTCCATGATTTCTTAACAGAGGGTAATATCTATCCCTTTCACCAAGACCACTTTTTCTTTTATACAATTTATCTGTGACATGTGGTTTAGCAATAATTGTATTTATCGTGTTTGGCCCACCATACTTTAAACTCTCTTCAGAGTGAACAACCTCAACAGCCATACCTGGTACAAATTGTAAATACACAGGCACAGAATATTCTTTACCTGCAAATCCTTTTACTTTTTGATTTGGAAATGCTGTAAATATTGAACTCATTAGTTAGCCCCCAAATCAATTGTTTTGTTTTTTGTAGATTCGAGTCTTTCACTTTCTTTCTGTAAATCATCGACTGTATCTTGAAGTGTTCCCATTAATTCTTCTTTTTCAGCATCTGATAATAACATTGATTCATCAGATTCACCACTTGATTTACTTATAATTCTTTGTAGTACACCAGCGAGTTTTACCAAGTGTTCATCATTACGAACTGCCGTATCCATATATTCTTTTATAATTGGAGCAACCATTACCACATCATCTATGGTTGTAATGAATCCATGTATCTCTGATATTAACAAATCTATTTGAACTTTACGCTTTGTAGTATTTTCGTAAATATCTTTTGTTAAATCTTGAAAGGTTTTCCCATCAAATATTTCTTTATTGTCTGACATATCATCTCCTATTAGATGTACTTATTCATATATAAATATTAAATTTGTAAGAAATTGTATGAAATAAAAAACCCACAATGAAGTGGGTTTGATATTTTAAAAGAATGAACCACTTTTAAGTGGTATTATAGTTCCATTTGTGTGGTATTCATTAGCCAGTTTTTTGTAATGTCTTTTTAAAACATTAACAACCGATGTTATTTGTGATGTATTGACATCAGTCATTTCTCTTATTAAAATATAAAGGGCTTTTTTGTTGAAATTTTCTATCTCATCTATCTGTTTTATTAAATCTAAAATAGAATAAGCTATATTTAAATCTCGTTGTTTTTTAAAAATTGTAGGTAGGTTTTTTTCAAAATAATTAACTATCTCTATTGTCAATTGTCTATAATCCGAATTACCATCAATTCCCATATTTTTTTCTTTGTCGAGAACTTCAATTCCACTATGACTTTTTAATTTTTTATAATTGTTATTATTGTGAAGAATCAAATAGTTTTTAGCCACTACTGAAAAATAACTAAATGCTTTTGAACCTTTTGTATGGTCATACTTGTGAATGTTCATTACCATAAAAGCAACCACCTCATGTTTAATATCTTCAAATGGCATATCAAAATAAGTAAATTTAAAAGTATTAATTATATTCTCAGCCAACTTATCAAAAGCCGCATGTATTCTTGTTTGATATATTTTGTTTCTCTCAGTATCACTCACCGATGAATTATAATCAACAACTGCATCTTGAACTTCTTGTCCGAAATATACTTTTCGTTTTTTCTTTTTAACTATTTTTTTAATTTCTTTTTTTACACTATCAATTTTCTTTTTTGGCATCTTGTGTCTCCTCTTCAAATATTCCATCTAAGGATAATTGAATTTGTTTTAATTGTTCAAAGAAAAAACCAGTCTCATCATCTGATTCATAATGTCCTTTAGCATCTACAAGTTTCATTTTGTCTGTTGAAAATTTAATCACTTGTTGAATTTCTAAAATCAATTCTTCATATTGTGTTATTCTTCTTAATGAATAATATGTCAATACAGATGTAAAGACACTTATTATAAAAAATAATATTGTTAAAAATATCCACATAATAATCTCCTAAGCAAACAACTCATCAAACTTTTGTTTGAGATTGTCTACTTGTTTTTGTTCATCTTTTGTTTTTGGAACTTTTGTATTTATTGGTTCTTCCACATTGTCACCTCGTTTCCATTGGTCAAATTCAATATGTGTAGCCATCATATCAGCTTGATGTAATATGTAAGCCATATTGGAACGAAGATTAAAATCAGGATTGTATGATTTTAAATAAGATGTATTAGCATCATCATACAAACCATCTGTTAATTTAATTCCTAAATATTCTTTATCCGTAACCTTAACACCATAGTGTTGAAGTAACCACAATCCTCTATCAGGTACTTTCATATATTGTAAAGCTGGATTGTGTTTATAGATAGAACCTTGATTCTTTCTATGCCAATCTGAATCTTGTGGGATGTAATAGTCGTGTTCTAAATCACCAACTTTACCTAAGTCGTGATGTAAAGCAGCAAAGACTAACTCCTCATCCGTGAAGTTAATCTCTGCTCCGTTCTTCTCCCATAACTCTTTAAGTTGTAAAGAGTTCTCCACAATGTGAAGAATGTGTTCAACATATCCACCAGGCATCGCATTGTGAAATGCTGCCTTACCACTAGCTGGTGCAAACATCATTCTGTCTCTAAAGTCATCGTAAAACTTTAAAAGATTATCTCGTCTATCATTACCAATATATGAATCAATAATCTCTATTAATGTATTCCAATTTGTTTGTATTTGTTCTGCTGTTAGTTTTTTCATCTTACCTCGTACCTATCTTTTGTAAATTTAATTGTTGGTTCTTTTCTTAATCTATTTCTATACCCACTAAATGAAATTCTTACACCCCAATTTAAAAAATTTAAAATATCAGCTTTGGATGCAGAGCCTCTTTTGTGTATAAAGTCCACAACTTTTTTGTATGTATCTGTATCACTTTTTAAAGTTGGTAAATTATTAATTGTTTCATTTATCATATTATTAAATGGTTTTATTGCATTTTCCCATTTACCTCTTTCAAATCTTAGTAGTGATTTTTTAGACCAATTATCTCTATCATTTTTATTATCAAGAAGATGATTTAAAGTTGCTATGAATGTCTGTGAATCATTATAATATATACCAGTGTCTCCAGCTAATTCTTTATAATAAGAATCATTTGAAAACATATAAGGTACACCAACACTCATACCATCAGTTGCAGATACTGCCCAACCACCATATCTTTGTTTACAACATACACCAACATAACATGATGATAATTTTTCAAAATAACCCTCTCTATCATATTTGTCATTTATCATATATGGTTTTGTAATTGAATCGGATAAAGGCACCCACACCACAAAGTCTTGTCTTTGTTTCCAAAGTTCATCCATTTGTTTTAAAAACCACGGGTAATCTTTATAAGTGTGAGGTCTATGATTGTATACAATAATTTTTTTATCTTGTGGTTTATACTCTAAACACTTTCTACACTTTGGTATTTCCCACCCTAAATATTGTGGTTCTAATATTTCTGATAATTTAATTATCGCATCAGTGTTAAAATTCTTTTTAGCGTTATGTAATATTAAATTTTTCTGAGCATCTGTATTAATTCCACACTTTTCCATTTCCAACAAACCTAAAAAGTTTATATCCATAACTGTCATAGCATAATTTGTTATCTCTGGAAACTCTGTCCAATGTGTATAACCTATGAACTTCGGTTCTATATTTGTTTCATTATAAAATAAATTTTTTAATTGTAGTGTATGTTCAGGTAAATGTGAATATACAATATCATAATCATTTTTTCTAAAATCTATTTGTTTAATAATTTGCTTTTGATTAAAATGTAATCTCATAGCGTTTGGATATGGTGGTAACTCAATTGGTAATTGTGATGTATTCGGAAACACTAAACTTTTAATTTCACCACCAGGTGAAAAAATTGTCCAATGTAAATCATCTCTTACTTTATTTAACTCACGAATAATGTTGCCGAGGACAACAACATAGGAATCTTTTTCTAAATCTTTTTGATATGTGATATTTGGGTATACCAAAATCTTATACTTATATTCCTTGTCGTTGTCCTTGACATCTATGAATTTATTCAAATTCATTAAGCAACTAACTCCTCTTCCATTTGTAGTTTGGATTTGTATTCATCACCAGATATGTTAAGTTTCTTCAAATTATGAAACTTTGTTGTAACTGCTAAGTTTGAATATTCAGTCACACCACCTAATGATACTCCCCAAGAGTGAGGAATATAGTGGTCACCAACAGCATCTTCAAAAGATAATGGTTCTCCCGTATAATCACACACTCCACCATTTTCAGCCAATCTTTTTTGAATGTCATTTTTACTGAATGTTCTTTTTGGGTCTAACTCTACAAATCCCCAATCATGTGGATTTTTCATTTCACCCTCAACAATCATATATGCTGTCTTGAAAACATTTGAGTTTTTACCACCAAACAATTTGTTGAATGGAGTCATATCAGTTTTACCATCAGCCTGTTTTTCACCAAGATAAACTTTTTCATTCATCCATTTATCATAAGTTTTAAACAACTGAGTTACATATTTTGTTTCATCAAAATTTGAAGAATTGTATCTTGTCATCATTTCATCAGCGAAAAGAATTGCAAATAAAGAAAACACTCTATTGAATCTCTCTTGTTTATTTTTACCAGCTTCCATAATTTTAACACCAATGTTTAAAAGTCTGTTTATGTCTTTTTCAAGATTTGGAAAATCAGTTGATGATAGTTTAGATTTAAAATTCCAACCATCTTGATTACTAATCTCTGTAGCTGTTGAATCATAAAACTGTGTTAGATTCTTCGGAGTAACTCCTTTATGCATACCTTTCATATAAAGATAAATTAATTCAGCTAACCACTCATCACCCTCCATTCTACCAAGAGGAAATTTCTTTGAGAAGTATGTCCAATATTCCCTTTCGTCTAATGTGTTTGGTTTATCTGTCCAACGATTGAATAATTTATGTAACGACTCAGGCATTCTTGAAGTGTTACGAACATAAGATGATAAAGCACTTCGGATAGCGTTTCGAATCTCTTGTGGATTTAAATTGTTTGTATTATTAAGTACATTAACAAATAAATCAGAAACCATTTCATCGGTAAAATAATCGTAGAAAGTTACTGATATACCATAGTTTAGAATCTCTGTTCTTAGAGCTGGGTATTTTGAAACTATATCTTTAAAGCACATTCCACCAATTTCATACTTACCATCAACTTTTGGAAAATCTTCAGGTAACTCTAATTCGTTGTTAACAAAATCAAGAATTGAACTTAGTCTCTGTTGACCATCAGGAATTTCAAAATTAACTGGAATACCATTTTCATTTCTAAAAATACGAACATGAATAGATGGAATTTGAAAATGTTTATTTATCAATAAAGTTTTCACTAAATTTACTTTCCATGCACCTGTTGCAACTTTTTCTCGTTGATACTCTTTTGGACTTAAATCAATATTAGAGTTATTTAAAAAGTCAATACTAACTTTAACACTGTTTTGAGATTTTGGAATATTATCTGATTTTAGGTTTTCTGAAATCCAATCAAGGACTTCATCGTGGGTTGTTAAAACACCCGTTGTATTTGTCGAAGACATTTTAGCCTTCCTTTCTGCTCTTCATAAAGAGCGGTTTATTAAATGTTGGGTTAGTTAAGTCCATTGACTTCAACGCCCAACGAATTATATTTACAATATACGAATAAAAAGCAATACGAGTCAAGCTTTTTTTTATTTTTTTTTTATCTACCAACTTCACTTATATATTTTTCTTTACATTCTTCCCAAGTCATTCCAACTACATCACCATAAAATAATGTCTCAGGTTTAATTCTGCTGTCATTAAATAATGTTGTGTATCTTCTGATAGCTTTAGGTTTCCACCAAGAATTAATTCTATCATAATCCAAAACATATTTTTGTTTCATTACTAAATCTTTATCTGTAATTTCATTTCTTAAATACTCTAAACCATTCTCATACATATTAGCAAAGAACACACCTCGTTTGAATCCATGTTCATAATCTTTACCTTTAATACCTAAATGTCTAAACACTCTATTGATAACATTCTGTTTAGGGCCTGTTGTTGTAACAGCCTTATGATGTTCTTCTGGATGATTTTCTTTTAACCATTTATTCCAAACTAAATAAACTGAATCATCAGGTTTAATCATAATCTTACCAGCTGATTCACCAAGTGTTTTCCAATGTGGGATTCCATTGTATTGAGAGTGAGCTCCATATAATGATGTTGTAGTAACACCAACCAATGTATCATCATAATCTTTCTTCCATTGGTTTCTAACATCTGAACAAGTGGTAAGAGCTGCGATTAGTTTACCACCCAACATATTGAATCCAAGTGGTTGAACACAAACTATTGTAGAAGCGATAGCTGT